GGTATATTTGGTTGTGTATTCATAATCGTTTAATATATTATATAACTATAAAACGATTTGATAATAATTTATAATATTGAGTATTTTGATTGTTCTACATTATCTTTGAGTATTGATAAATCAATACCATACGAAGAAATATAATCATTCATACCACCTTGTCCATTACCTTCTTTATATATAGACCAAACTGTTTGTGGGTCAAGGGGTAATGACCAATGATTGAATTTTGCAATGTAGGCGTCATACGTAGTTCCTCCTCCAATAATCATAGGTTCATCTGCAGGAGTTTTTGGTGTACTTTCAGGAGAAGCAGTAGTACCAGTTGTAGTGTCAGCAGTAACCGCTTCACTATATAATCTTCCAGATTTTATTAATTTACCATCTAAATATGCATCTAAATATTGATTATCTACACTTGTGACAATATGTACCCATTTTTGTATAGGGAAATTATCTGTGATTTCAAGAGTAGTAGTTGGTGCAGATGCACCAGCGGCTAATGTTTGACCATCGTCCATGCTAATATCACATTTTAAAACAGGTGCTGTATCAGCAAAATATAATTTGATGTTGTTTTTTCTTTCAAAAATAGTTTTCTGTATACTGGAATTCCAAGAATTAACATAAATCCAAATACCATATGAATAACGTGTACTGGTAGGTTTATTTTCTATGGGAATTGAAGGATTTGAATCCATTAAACTTGCTGTACTGGATAATTCAGTTGATTTTATCATAAAGAAACGATACAATATGTAAAATAATAATATTACAATTATTGCTAAAATTATGGCAACTGCATTCATTTTATTATATAGTAAATGCTTACATATTAAATGTGGGTGGTGTTTTTTTCATAAAAATATTATACATATTTGTAATTTTATTTTTACTTAATGTTTTTGTATAATAGCGAACGTTACTTATAGCTCCATCTAATCCGTCATTTTTCCCCATGGTAACTACATCTGTTTCGGAAAAAGTTGGAATTTTTCCATTAGCAAATGAAAATGTACGTTCTAAATGACCATTCACAAATAAGTCCGCATGGGTTGAACTGAAATTAAACACTAAATTATTCCATCGCTGTAATGGTAGTTTCATTTCATAATATTCTTTGAAATCATTGGTCGTATCAGTATCATTATTTAATGTGGTATTATTTGTAAAGTAAATACGAAATTTATCACGTGTATCTTGGTCATCACTATTATAAAAAGTTATTTTCGGTTTACGGTCACCATAATCAAATATTAAGGATTCTGTATTATATGCTAATTTATTACTTCCATGTGCGTTCACATATGTCCACATAGAAATTGCATAGTTTTGAAAGGTAGTTTTGTTTCTATTTCCATTGATTTGAAATTTCATATCAGGCATTACATGTTCATCCAGTGAGAAAGAGTTTAGGGTATTTAAAAAGAATGTATCTTGAATTTCAGTATTCCCGTCGGCTAATGTAATATTATTATAAAGTAATGTACCGTCTTGATTTGTAATATGGTTAACAATATCTGGAATATATAAATAACACAATAATAACAATATTTCAATAAAGAATAGAATTAATACAGGACTTGTTGTTAATTTAAATTCACTAATTAAATAATATACAAAATTGTTCAATAAACACGGAATATAAAATAAGAAATTCACAAAAAATCCAGTCCATCCATTTAATGACTTTAACCAATTACTAAGCATAATAAAAATAATAGAAAGAGTTACTATTGCAATTAATATAAGGATAGTAGAAGACAAATATGAAAATGTCACGAATGTTTTTACATCCATTGTAGTAAACCAATATATCAAAAATATAATTGCTATAAATAACAAAAATGTAAGCACTTGGTGATATATTAAGTTGGATGAAGAATTAGATTTATAACTATAATATCCTGCACCAAATATGAGTGAAATAAATATAACCACCATATTTATTATAATGTTTTCACGGTCAGGTTCTTCACTATTTATTTTATTAATACCATCATATGTAGTAATCGCGATAATAATAAAACTAAGTAATAAAATTGTATATTTATTGGAGAGAATTTCGGCAGTATTCATATTGTTGTGAATAACACTTATATATATTAAATGACTTATATTATTTTGTATATTTGTTACTTAGAATAACAAATATATTTATAGGTTCTCCATTGTTGTTTTTTTTCCATGGCATTCACGACATAATGCAACTAAATTATCTACATGGTTACTCCCACCATATTCTAATCGTACTTTATGGTCTACCTCAAACCACGCAGTTAATTGTGTTTGACAATCGCCACATTTCCAGTCCTGTCTTGATGCAACAAATTTCTTTTTTGTTTCACTAACCGACCGTTTTGTTGATTTTTTCCCCGAGTTCATTATACGGTTCTCTGCATACTGGTTAGATGTGTCAGGCATAGAAACAATAGGATTATTATATTGTCCACCACTCATATAGCCATTTTGTGCAGGAGACATATTTTGTTTGCTTGTAAAATCCAAGATAGGTGAAATCATATTAGATGTATTGCGATCAATTGGTAAATACCGTAAATATTCATTAGATGCACCAATCATTTGTTGAGCACGTAATGGATTCTTTTTAAATAAAATATATAACATTAATGCACCAAATGCTACTCCCGCCATTTGATAATATTTTTTACCAACTGTTAACATCTTGGTATATTTACCATCGGTATAAATATTTGCAATAATAAATCCGGCAATCAGTATAATATATAGTTCCAATCTCATATTTATATTATCAAGAGAAGAAGTTTTCTTGTAATAGTTTATTCGTAATACATATAAATTAGAACAGATAGAATAAGAATAAAAATAGCATATAAATAATGTTTTCTTAAATTAATTTGTTCAACTAAATATACTGGTTTTGGTTTATATTTATTTCGGTATTGGTCAAGTGCTTCTGGCATAGATAATTCCTTTTTGTTTAATGATACATTTATTTTATTATGAATAAAATGCATCCATCTTACAAATGATTTTTTTGAACATAAATACGGTGTAACTGGATATTTATCTAATAAACTACTAAATTTATCACCAATCTCACTAATTGGTATAAATAAAGGCATATTTTGAATTAAATCATAATATTTTCGTTTTATAACTTCATTTGGATGTTCTGGATATGATTCTGCTACAGTATGCAAAAAAAACCAATAATGAGGCCCCCATACAGTTGGATCAAAAAACATTGGTGTGATAATATATAAAGATACCTTATTATAATTACTTAGTATTTATCGTATTATAAAATAAATGAGTGAAAATTATTGTAATAATTGTGGAAAATATGGTCATGTTTATCATTTATGTAAATTACCAATCATGAGCATAGGTATAGTAGCATTTCGTATAGTAGACCAACAAATACAATATCTATCTATTTGTCGTAAAGATACATTTGGATTTATAGATTTTATGCGTGGAAAATATTCCACAAATAATAAAGATTACATCATGAATATGTTGAAACAAATGACTATTGGTGAAAAGAATAATTTAATCACAATGTCGTTTATTGAATTATGGAAACATATTTGGGGAGATACGGGATGCAATAATCAGTATAAACATGAGGAAAATTGTTCACGCGATAAATTTGATTTATTAAAAAAGGGTATATCATTTAATAATCAGGATTATTCACTTGAGTCGTTAGTAGAAGAAAGTAAATCATATACCCAATGGAGTGATCCCGAGTGGGGATTTCCAAAAGGTCGTCGTAATTTTCAAGAAAGAGATTACGATTGTGCAGTTCGGGAATTTTGTGAAGAAACTGGTATTGAACGACAATGTTTAACCAGTATACATAATATTTATCCATATGAAGAAATATATACAGGTTCTAATTATAAGTCATATAAACATAAATATTATTTGGCATATATTCCATATGAGCATAGTAAAAATATAGAAAATTTTGAAATTACAGAGGTTAGTAAAATGGAGTGGAAAACATATGACGATTGTATTTCAGTAATGAGGCCTTACAATTTAGAAAAACAACGATTACTCGCTAATATTAATAATACATTAATTAACCATAAGAAAACATTTATATAATTTATATCTACATATAACGTTATGATAAATTTAGTGAGGCAATAAACATCATCAAAAAACTAATGGTGTAAAAACGAGATAAATGAAATATATGTGTAAAATATATACATATATTTTTTTAATGTCAAGTCGTAAAATTAAACCAGATGTTAATACTTCTAAGCCGAATAAAAAAACACGACGCAAAATAAATATTAAACCAGATGAACCGCGTATTCTGGATACTATAGTAGATAAAATATCAGGATTGAATCCATTTAATGAATCTACAAATGAACCACAACCTGATATACCAGTTATTAACCATGAACATACATGTGAAGATAAAAAACGTTGCCCAAGTGGATATAGATGTGATAAGGATAAGAAATGTTATAAGTTAACTAATATTAATTTAGTATCTAATGATAAGACGACGATATTAACGATTGATGGTAATCGTAATAAAACATATGATATTGATTTCTTAAATAAAAATATAGATCGTATTAATTTTTTAAAAAACGGTAGGATTAATAACAAACCAATTACAGGTGCAGTACTTAAATCTATTATTACTAATTTAAAATCTAAACATACAAAAGCTGTTGGTAATTCTACTTATTATGGTACATTAAACGATGAACTTATAATTCAAATTATTTATTTAGAAAATATTGAAACCATGCAAGAAGAAAAGAAAGATGCTGTAGTTACTCCTTCTCCGGTAATTTCTTCTCCGGGTACTAATAAAAAAGATCATTTACAAGAGATTGAACCTGAACTTGAACCTGAAATTGAGAATAAACCGATGGAAGAACTTAATAATTTTGATGATTCTCATTATGTTTTACCAGATTATTCAAATCTAATAGATATTCCTGCAAATCAACAAAAAATACAAGATAAAATTGGTATTGCCTCTGGAAATATTGTTTCAAAAGAAAATAATGATTTTTTACATAAAAAAGAATTAGCACAGCGAGAAAGTATAGCACTTGATGATAATTATGATTTTTTATATCCAGAGATTGACGACCCTAATTTTAATATTAAAATTGCAAAGAGAAAAGAATTTAACGATACCCAATATGATGGTAAAATATATGATATAAAAAAACAAGCTGAAAAGATGTGCAATGCGGAATTTGAGTTAATGCCTCATCAGTTATTTGTTAAAAATTTCCTTTCATTTCAAACACCATATAATAGTTTGCTTTTATATCATGGTTTGGGTACAGGAAAAACATGTAGTGCAATCGGTATTGCAGAAGAAATGCGTGATTATATGAAACAAACCGGCATTACACAACGTATAATGGTTATTGCATCACCCAATGTTCAAAATAATTTTCGGTTGCAATTATTTGATGAAAGAAAACTTAAATTAGAAGGCGGAATTTGGAACTTAAATACATGTATTGGTAATACCTTATTACAAGAAATAAATCCATCACAAATACAAGATGTTCCTAAGTCTAAAGTTGTTTCGCAAATAAATACACTCATCTCACAATATTATATTTTTATGGGTTATGGAGAACTTGCCAACTATATTAAACGTAAAACCCATGTTGATGCTAATACTAATTTATCAAGTAAACAACTAAAACAACAAGAAATTAGTATAATTCGTTCACTTTTTAATAATCGTTTAGTTATTATTGATGAAGTACATAATATTCGGGTTATGCAAGATAATAAAGAGGCAAAAAAAACAGCGTCATTATTAATGCAGTGTTGTAAATACGCTGACAATATTCGGTTGTTATTATTATCTGCTACTCCTATCTTTAATAATCAACGTGAAATTATATGGTTAACCAATTTATTAAACGTTGTTGATAAACGTAGTTTAATTAAAGAGACAGACGTCTTTACAAATGAGGGTACTATGGTAGAACCGAAAACCCTTGAAGATGGCACGGTTATTGAAGGCGGAGAGGAATTATTACGACGTAAATTAACGGGATATATTTCTTATGTTAGAGGGGAAAATCCATATACATTTCCTTATCGTATTTATCCTAATGATTTTTCTATTGGACGAATGATTCAATATGATAATTACCCATCAACTCAAATGAATACCAAGCCTATTGACGATAAACCGAGTAAGACACCCTTATATATTGATTTACTTGGTCAATACCAAAAAAATGCGTACCAATTTATTCTCAAACACTTGTTAGAAACTTCAGTATCTGTTAAAGACGCTTATGGAAATGTTAAAGAAATGCCTTCTTTTGATAATATGGAGTCATTTGGATTTAAATTTTTAAGAGAACCATTACAGGCATTAAATATTATTTTTCCTAATAATAACTTTGTAGCACCCCCTACGTCTTTGCAAAATGAGAATGAAAATGATGAAGTAGCGAAACCAACCGATTTAGAAACCACCCAAACAAATAAGAAAATTATAAATAATATGATTGGTAAAACGGGATTATCTAATGTTGTTTCATATGAGACTACGACAACCCCATTTGAACTACGACACAATTTTAAATATAAACCTGAAACATTGGAGAAATTTGGTAATATATTCCACCCAGATAATATTGAAACATATAGTGGTAAGATATCAAGTATATGTAAATCAATAGAGAACTCTACTGGAATAATAATGATATATTCTCAGTTTATAGATGGCGGTGTTGTTCCAATAGCACTTGCATTAGAAGAGATGGGATTTACCCGATATGGATTTGCAAGTCATACAAAGTCTTTATTCGCTAACCCACCAACAAAACAAGTTGATGCAACCACATTAAAACCGATTGATAGAATGGAAGAAAATGACAAAAAAAATTATCGTCCAGCTAAATATGTTATGATTACAGGAGATAAATCATTTTCACCAAATAATCTCGCGGATTTGAAGTATATAACCAGCCCAGAGAATAAAAATGGAGAACTTGTCAGGGTTGTATTAATTACCAAAGCAGCAGCAGAAGGATTAGATTTTAAAAACATACGACAATTACATATGTTAGAGCCTTGGTATAACATGAATCGTATAGAACAAATAATCGGTCGTGGTGTACGTAATTTAAGTCATTGTATGTTACCATTTGAACAACGAAATGTAGAAATATATTTACATGCAACAAATGCAGTAGATGATACAGAAACAGCTGATTTGTATGTTTATCGTTATGCAGAGAAAAAAGCTATACAAATTGGTAAAATTACCAGAATTTTGAAAGAAACAGCAATTGACTGTATTTTGAATATAAGTCAAACCGAGCTAACTGTGGAGAAATTAAATACACTTACAGAAAATCAAACAATTAAATTGAAATTATCAAGTAATCAGGAAATAGATTATAAAATTGGTGACAAATCTGGTAGTAGTATTTGTGATTATATGAATTGTGATTTTGTATGTTCTCCAAATACAGAAATAACAAAGGAAGATATTAACAAAACAACTTATGATGAACATTATGTAAAGATGAACTATTTGGGAATTTCAAAACGAATCCGTGATTTATTTAAGGAACAGCCATTATATAAACGAGAACAACTTATTACATCTATTCAAATCGCAAATCCATACCCAACTGAACAAATAGATTACGTATTATCTATGTTTATTGAGAACCAATATAATTATATTATAGATAAATACGGTAGAAAAGGGACTTTAATAAACTCGGGTGAGTATTACGGGTATCAACCGATTGAATTAAGTGATAACCATTCATCTATTTTGGATAGAAGTGTTCCGGTTGATTTTAAACCAACCGAAATGTACATGGAACTTCCTGTGGAAAAAGTAAACGATGGTATAAAGACACCACTTAAAGATATAGAAAAACAATCCTCACCTACAGTGACTGTACAAAAAATACAAAAACCGTTTGAGTTGTTACTAAAAAATTTGGATTATTCATTAACTGTTGTACAAGATGAAAAAATAAATTTCAATAATAAAATTATTATGGATACCGCTGAAAGTGATTGGTATAAACATTTAGGTTATATTTACAATGAGTTACATGATAATATCAACATATCACCGAAATTAATAGATAAATATACTATTTATCATTGGTTAGACACACAAGATATTGAAGATAAATTAACTATATTATTTCATTTATATGAAATAGAAAATTCTAATTTCATTGATGTATTGGCCAACAATGTTGTACACAAAGATGTTGCAGAATATATAACATCATATTTTGATGAAAAAATAATGATAAAAGATGATATTAATGGTTTTAAACGAGGTATTGCACTTGCTTCTGCAAAACATATTGATTTATATGTACAAGTTCAA